AGGCGGCGATGATTAGTGTGATGTAAAAGGGTTGACCCCCTCGTGTGCTATTCTCTTCGGGATAAGAGCGTAGCTTGATACACTTCGGGCATATCGAGGGGGTCATTTATTAATCTCAACATGGATGCAACCATGAAAAGACTAATTCTTGTAGCGGTACTGTTTTTAACCGCGTCAACTATGGAATACAACGACCTAGTAATGGTCGAAGATTATAAAAATTCAGTAAAAGAAATCGCGAGGGCTCAACATGTGCAAAGCGCGTCAATACTGTGATGAAATGGTCTGTTACGCTTGTTCGTTACGCTGGGATGTAAAAGACGACGAGCCCCCAGAATGCCGACCGAAACGGGGTCAAGGTGTTAAAGTTCCCGGTGGTTCACGCCCCACAAGTTCACCCATCGGTGTAGCATCGATTAACGCCGCTCGACGTCTCTTGTCAAGAAACGAAAAAACCTCCACAACTATAACCACGGGTAGTAACGCCATGGCGATTAACACTAGCTGATAAGCGTCAAGCTGTGCGCCGGTTATGATAAACACGCCAAGATAAATAACGTACAGTAGTAAATATTTCATAACGATAACCCCGAATATTAAATATTTCATGGGTAATCATACGGCGTATTGACCTATGGTTAAATGGTAACTTATTGCCTTTTTTACTTGCTGTGAATGGTTGACGGGTGGTGTGAAAGGGCTAGTATGTTAAAAAATTACAAAAAAAACCCCGCGATTAAGCGAGGTCCTTTTGTTCATCTTACGTGATGTCGCAACCAACGAAACAACGTAAAAAATGTCTGCCCCCAGTGCCGAAGCAACCAATCAGACTCACCAGGAAATCAACCCAGTAGGAAAATTATGTTAGATAGTGCGTTAAAAGTCAACCTTTCCGCCTTGACAAACTACAATCAGTTCGTTTTGTACAAGATTGTTCCCAGTAAGACCCGCCCCGGTAAAATGGATAAAATAACCTGCACCGTGGACCTTCACAACGTTGACGCTCATAACCCTAACAATTGGATGGGGGTAGACTTAGCCGTTGCGTGTGCCGCGTCGATGACTAGCGAATATGGTCACGGTGTGGGTTTCGTGTTCACCGCCAACGATCCTTTTTTCTTCGTTGATATTGATGGTGCTTATGATGGTACCCAATGGTCACGAGTGGCGAGCGACCTTTGCAGCCGATTACCAGGGTGCGCGGTTGAAATCAGCCAATCCGGAACAGGTCTACATATCTTCGGCCAATACAGCGGGCCGGAACCTGTCCACGGTTGTAAAAACAAACCACTAGGTCTCGAACTATACACGAGTGGTCGCTTTGCTGCGTTGACCGGTACCGCCATTGTGGGTGATGCGGGCATTGTTGCTGATGGCGCCTTACTGGGGGTGATCGAATCGTACTTCACCAGCACCGGCGCCGCTCCATTGCTCGAAGATCTAACCGCCGAAGCTGAAGCCGGCCATTTTGAAATTAGTGACGATGCGGAACTGATTAAGAAGGCGTTAAAAAGCCAATCAGCCAAACAGGCCTTTGGTAACCAAGCGTCATTTGCTGATCTGTGGAATTGTAACGTAGAAGTGTTAGGGAAATATTACCCTGACGAATCGCGACCGTTCGATAACTCCGCGGCGGAATGTGCGTTAGCGAATCATCTTATATTTTGGACCAGTGGTAATTGTGAGCGTGCTATCAGACTATTGCAGCAATCAGCACTCGCCGTGGGTCGTGAGGCGAAATACACCCGCCAAGGGGATAACTACTTAGGTCGAACGATGCGCGATTCATACGCCACTGTTAAAGCTAATGGTAATTTCTACAGCTCACGACCCCTTGTGGGTAAGGTTGAGGTGATTGACGTTGAAGAGATATCCAACACAGCGGTGAGGCGTGAAGGTTACCAATTTATGTCGATTGACCAGCAAGAAGAGCATTTCAAGGGGTGTGTATATGTAACGAATATGAATAAGATATTTACCCCCAACGGTACCATGTTGAAACAAGAACAATTTAATGTCGTGTATGGCGGTTATGATTTCAACATGGTTAACGGTAGTGACCCCAAGACATCTAAGAAAGCATGGGAGGCGTTTACAGAATCACAAGGGTTACACTTCCCAAAGGTGGATGTATCACAATTTAGGCCAAAACTACCACCGGGATCAATTACGATCGAAGAGGGTCAACGGGTTATCAATAGTTATATACCCGCCGAAGTTGACGCCACCCCCGGTGATGTTACCCCATTTTTAAATCACCTAGCGATATCTATACCTGACGAGCGTGACCGCACTATTTTATTATCCTACATGGCCGCTTGCGTTCAACACGTCGGTTATAAAATCCAATGGGCGCCTGTGATCCAAGGTTGTGAGGGTAATGGCAAAACGTTGTTTACTCGTTGTTTACAGCGGGCGGTTGGTAAACGTTACACTCATTGGCCCCAAGCGCATGACATTGATAATCCGTTTAATAGTTGGCTATCTGGCAAACTATTAATTGCTGTTGAGGAAATAAAGATAGGCAGCAAGTACCATATGCTCGAAGTGTTAAAACCAATGATAACCAACGATGACGCCGCCGTTACTTTTAAAGGTGTTGATCAGTCAATGAGTGAATTGTGCTGTAACTTCATGTTCACCACCAACTATAAAGACGCCATACCAGTGACGGTCGATTCACGACGTTACGCCTTGTTCTTTACCGCTCAACAATCAAAAGAAGATATGACTCGTGATGGTATGACCGGTGATTACTTCCCAAATATATACAACTGGCTCAACAATGGCGGATATGGCCACGTAACGCACTATTTACGTGAGTTCGCCATACCCGAAGAACTCAACCCAACGACCACGTTACAGGTTGCACCACGCACCACATCCACACTTGAAGCTGTTAACCTTAGTTTAGGTAATGTTGAGCAAGAGATAATCGAAGCGATAGAAGAGGGTCGACCAGGGTTTAAAGACGGTTGGGTATCAGCCACATGGTTGGACGAGTTGTTACGATCAGACCGTAAGAACAATTCAATACCACGGGGTAAACGTGACCCGCTAATGAAACTGTTAGGGTATGTACCTCACCCCGGATTAAAAAACGGTCGTGTTAATAACACGATACCGATGGACAATAACAAACGATCGAAGCTATACATCAAAGAAGGGCACATACATGCCAACTTACAGTCACCCGCCGAAATCGCCAAACATTACATGCAAGCGCAAAGCGAACCAACACCAAACTTTAACTTACCGAACACCCAATAACGTTAACGTTAGCACGACGAATGAAACCGTAACGTTAACGGAATACTGACGAAGCGCTGACGAAGGGGTTTTACAACAACCTGGCAATGTACATGGTTGTAGCTGTAGCCTTAGTGCCCCGTGGTTTACAACATTACAACATTACAACGGGGGGGGTCGCTCCCTACTGCGTGTACACGGTGATGTACTTCCCCTATATAACTACTACCTATTACTTACTACTTACTATTTTAATGTTGTAAAGTTGTAAAAGAGTATAAAGAGTATATAAAACAAGGGGTTAGATTACAACTTTCACAATTGTAGAACGTTGTAGAGTGTTGTAAACCGTTTTACCGTTCGTTCGTCGTTCGTTAACCGTCAGCGTGGCTATGATGATTAAAGGGGGCGTTTTGTAAATCGGGTCACGGGCGTTATACTGTGGTCATACACGTAACAAAGGCGGGCACGCTTTCACGAGGTGGTTATGAGCGATGAAACGGTTGAAACGAATGACGGTTCGTTCGACGAAAAACAATTTGAAATGTTCCTCAAGTTAACAACGTTGCAACAAGGCGTTATAACGATGAAGATGGCGGGAATGAACGATATAGATTCGTACATATGCGCGGGGGGAACTGCAACGACTTACGAATCACAACGACGATCAGCGAGCGCTGTTGTAACGAACTGTAACGTCAAGGCATTGTGGACATCGTTGCAAAAGGTGCGATGGGAGGCGATGATAATGACCCGCGAGCAAATGGGCGCCGAACTAACGCAACTCTCACAGACCACCCTTGGCGACGTCCTCGAAATTGAAACCGAAACGCGCACTATGATGGATATGGAAACGGGTGAGATTGAAGAGATTGCCGAACAATCCAAGTGGTCGTTAAAAGCGTTCGACGATATGAGCAAGGCAGGGCTGGCGGCAATTAGTGAGTTATCGGTGGGCAAGGATGGCGGCTATAAAATCAAGATGCATAACCAGTTAGCAGCCCGCAAGCAATTAGCGGAACTGATGGGTCACAACAAGCCTACTCAATTGGAAATACTCGAACCTAAGACGTTGGATGATTTCTACAATGGCAACTCTTAATCCAGTATTACGTGAGTTCTGGGCAAAGCAGGGACGTAACCGTATTTTGCATGGCGGTCGTATGTCATCCAAGTCATGGGATGCGGCTGGTTATGCCATCTTTTTGGCCCAACGAATCAAGATCAATGTGTTGTGCACTCGCCAATTTCAATCAAACGTTAGCGAATCGGTATATGCGTTACTCGTTGGGCAAATATGGCGCTTTGGGTTACAAGACCAATTTGACGTCACGAATAGCCGTATTCGTCACCTTCGCACCGGATCTGAATTTATATTTAAGGGTCTTTGGCGCCATATCGACGAAATCAAATCGCTCGAAGGTATGGACATTTGCTGGATTGAAGAGGCGCATAACCTCACCGCCAAGCAATGGGAAATACTCGAACCAACCATCGCCCGTAAACAAGGCGCTCAATTCTGGATAATATTTAACCCGCGTTTCGCTACTGATTTCGTATACAAACGTTTCGTAGCCAAGCCACCACCAAACACCATCGTCCAAGAGATAAACTACCCTGATAACGCGTTTCTCAGTGATACCGCGCTCGAAGTTATCCAAGCGGCGAAAGATGAGGATTACGAGGAATACCAACACATATACCTTGGTGTGCCTCGTGACAGTGATGATGGGGTCGTTATCAAGCGTTCGCACATCATGGCGGCCATTGATGCACATAAGACCATAACGCCGTCAGAAGGGATCTGGGGCGGTCGTAACACTATAGGCTATGATGTCGCGGATGGGGGTAGCGATGCCAATGCAACGACAACGATGGATGGGTCAATATGTATACACCTCGACGAATGGAAGGGTAACACCGACGAGCTAGACGAATCCGCCCAACGTGTTCACCGTACCGCTAAAGAATTAGGCGTCGATCTTATCGGTTATGATTCAATCGGTGTTGGTTCCGGAACAGGGGTTCTTCTCAAACATGACGGGTGGAAAATAGCCAAAACGTTTAGGTTTAACGCCAGTGGTGAAGTACACAAGCCTGACCGCAACTACAAAAACACGAAAATACAAAACAAAGCATTCTTCGAGAACTTGAAAGCCCAAGCATGGTGGTTAATGGCGGATCAATTCCGTAATACGTTTAACGCTGTCACCAAGGGTAAACCGTTCAAAGCTGACGAAATGATAAGTATATCAAGCGAGTGTAGTTCGAAGTTACTTGATCAGTTAATCGACGAGTTGGCCACACCGTTACGTGATGAGAGTAAGCGAGGAAAAATGATGGTTGAGAGTAAGAAGGATCTATCGAGACGTGAGGTAGATTCGCCAAATATCGCCGACTCGTTTATTATTGCTAATGCGCGTTCAATGATGGCGCGGCGTTCACTACGAGAGACAATGTGATGGTAGATATAAAACCAATCGACAGAAACCGCAAGTTACAGCAAATCAAAGGTGCTGTTGATGGACTGTTTAACGTCGTTTCCGGATTGGGTACCAACAAGGCTAAACGGTCGCATAACAATTGGGCGTTCGAGGGGTTTAGTAACTGGGCGAATCTTGACGCCGCATACCAATCCAATTGGATCGCTCGACAGGTTGTCGATGTTCCCGCTCGTGATGCAACGCGTCAATGGCGACGAATCAAGAGTTCACAGGCCGAAGATATCACCGCGGTGGAACAGGAATTAGCGTTACCATGCGTTATCGAGGAGGCGATTAGCTGGTCGGGATTGTATGGCGGTGCCGGCGTGGTCATGATCACCGACCAAGATTTATCGAAGCCGCTCAACCTTAACGCCATTAAGAAAGGATCCCTAAAACGGTTTCTTACGTTCGATCGTTTTGACCTAACAGCTATGACGATGAATATGGATGATATCTTGGCACCCAATTATCTAATGCCTAATTTTTACAATGTGTTAGGTGGGCGTCAGATTATACATTGGTCACACGTCGCCAGATTCAACGGTGAGCGCATCCCACGACGTCAGATGGTACAGACCCAAGGGTGGGGCGATAGTGTCTTACGCAAGTGTTTAGCCGATATCAGCGATATGGTTGCAAGTAAGGATGGTATCGCCGAACTCATGCAAGAAGCCAATATTGATGTTATCAAGCGTGAAGGGTTGAACGACGAACTCGCGAGCGACCAAGATCAAGATATCATCGACCGTTATGAGTTGTTTTCACAGATGAAATCCATTGTCAACATGGCGTTGTTGGATGGTGACGAAACACTCGAACGCCAAACGCTTAACCTGTCCGGAGTGGCCCCCATTCTCGATACGTTCATGACTTGGATATCCGGAGCGGCACGTATACCCCTTACCAAGTTATTTGGTACCAGTGCCAAAGGAATGAACGCCACCGGCGACGGTGACATGAAAAACTATTACGACGATATCCGGGCGTTGCAGACATCACGAATCGGTATATCAATGCGTATCATTGACGAGGTACTTGTACGTTCTGCGACGGGCGGTTTCCCTGATGATTTCGATTATGTGTGGAATCCGTTAGAGCAACCAAACGAGGTCGAGACAGCACAGGCCGAAATGTTGCAAGCTCAAAAGAATGTTACCTATCTGGATGCCGGTGTTGTACAACGCTCACAAGTTCAACGTGAGTTACAAGCGAACGAGGAATACCAATTCGATGACGACCAGATTGACGAGTTAGAAGAATTAGAAAGTGCGAACATATTCGAAACGTTACCCGACCTTGGGGGTGAGAAAGAAGTGGGCGGTATCGATTTACCCAGTGTGCCAAACGGGCTCGACGAAGATACGGTATTCATCGAGCGTTATGCGGCGTTAACGGATGCGGGTGTACCACATGATACGGTTATGTTGCGTTTGGGAAATGGTTAATTAACCGGTGAAGCATTCGTTAACTGATCGATATAGTGTGTCATCACCGATAAGGTCTAATTGGTCTTGGTTGGCTATAAGCGAAAACTTAACGGCTTCACCCCTTGAATCACAGTTGAATATACAATACAGGTACTCCCGGTCCCATTGGTATAAGCACCAACATTTGTACTTAGTAGCGTAAGCCCAACCGAATTTATATTTCACAGTTGAGTTCCCCACCATGCTGAACACCCTAATACTAATATCATGAAACTAACGACTACAGTCATTAACGAATATGCAACCCAATCACCTTGGATGTAGTCGTTGCTCGAAATCCAATCACCACCCCCTACCAGGGGTTTAACTCTCATTTCACCGCCTCCTGTACGGGTTGTAACCTGTTTCCGCAATTCGAGAACCACCTCCATATGGTAGAGGGGTTCATACTCACATTTGACACGATCATAAACAGGGTATTTAAGTAATAACTCTAGTTTCTGACTCATAATTAGATATCACCGCATTCGTAAGGCATGACGAAATGCTTCATACACGCGTCCGCTGATTCCTTACTTGGTAAATATAATTGACCCTCTTCACCATCGAAGCCGATATCTATATACCAATGTGTCGCCTTTTCGGGGAGGGTTATAACGTAAATACCTTGCATTTTCCTTACTGGTACAGTGTTACTAGTCGCCATTTTCTATTCGCTCCATTGCGTTAAATATGAGCGTAGTAATCCATTTACCCCGGTATACGGTGACATCTTGTGTATCGACTAGAGTATATGGGCGCCCTAAAATGACAGACGTTTGACCTAACCGTTCGTTGACGAACGTACAGTCTTGTTTGTCAAATTCTATCAACATTTCAACGGTGCGTAGTTGCGGTGTACGGTCAAGTTCGAATTGATTTGGATCATAATTGGGGTGGAGGGGTGACAGCGCTAATATCTTAGGTGATGGTAACGGGTTAATGTCGAGTTCGCTCACTCCGAACAATTGACCATCCCAGTCAATCATACCATCTTCACACGCTTGATGTTCATTTTCATTTAACGGCCTGGTTAAGGTCATGCTTTTCACTGTGATCATTTTTCGTTCCGCTCCATTGCGTTAAATTGTTGTCTTACCTTTGATGAAAATATGATTGCAACGAATAATAACTTGGTCGTTATCATCCTCGTGTACCATCGCGTCAGGGTTACCAGTCATAACCGTATCTAGAAACTTGTTTAGTATAACTATTAACCATTCCATGATCGTACCGCCTATTGCATTAGTCAGTAAGAACAGTGTATAACCGTAATGACCAGCCGTCAATATAAACCGTAACGAAAAGGTAAAATATGTCACGCTTAGCAATTCTTTTCATTGTGGCTATACTGGGGATACCATCACTAACAGGGGTCAATGCAATGACTAACGTATTTTATACCGACCGTTTTATACCAGAACGATATAGCGCGATTAACCTATTTTTCGTAATACTGATACGTCCGAAGTTTAGGAACGATGTGGGGTTGTTGGCTCACGAGCGGGTGCATACTCGACAGGTGTTACGCTCGTTTGGATTGCACATCATCATGTATCATCTTTCGAAAAATTGGCGCCTTAAATCCGTTATCGAAGCGTACAAAGTCAGTGTTAAATACGGTATGAAGATTGATCGAGCGGCGTTGTTGATAGCGAGTAACTATGACCTAGAAATATCACCTACCAACGCCGCGTTAATGTTGGCCAATTAGATTACGAGCGGGGTGTTTTATTACACCCCCGACCACCCATTTTAATCATCACAGTTCTATCACTACCGGCTAACGCCTCGTCAAACCCGATCACCTCATAATTACTTTCGCATAACTGAACGGGTATCGTATTGTCGTCGTCAACATTGCGACTATCGGAAATACCAATTATTCGTTGGGTCATTGGTTTACCGTATTGTCGATTGATGTTAGGCGCCGTTAATACGCTCATTGGTGCGGGTATTACACCCATACCCACATTCATCAAGTATTCGTGCATCGCGTGCCAACGAACAGATTTTCTTTCGTCGTAGCTATGGGACCACGCGAACACGGGATCCATCACCAACTGTTTACGTTGGCGTTTCATTGCATCGTTTGTTTTACGTGTTCTCATAATCAGATACCCATCAACGTTAAAATAAGAATGTCGACGCCCCACACGATACCCACTACACCCATCGGTTTTCGTATTAGTTGCAGTATTTCGCGCATCGCTTCGTCACTCCCTTGTGAGTAAGCGATTAACGGAAACACCACAGCGCCGATGACCAATATCACCGCTAAGTAACACGCGATCGAAAGTAAAATTATTGTGAAAATTTCGTGTAATGTCATGTCACCAGTCCCATCGATTACTTTTAATTTTCACACCTTCAGATTTTAAAAAGGGTGTTAATTTATTGGTGAAGCACTCCCCACACATATCAATACTGACTTCATCACCTTGACCACCTTCGGGATATGATTGACCCGTCCTGTGACTGATCTTCACTTCGTCAACCTCAAAACGCTGTGTATCGATTTTCTTATGACACATATCGCACGTTGTTTTTACTAACTCTTCATTGGTACAGGCTGGAATACTGACTGTTTTATAATGTTTCATCGTTTGAATATCCTTGTTAGATATTGCCAAAAGGTTTTTTGGGATCCATTGGGGTTAAACAGGTGGGGGTTCAACTCCCCTAATTCAGCTTTCCATTCTTCAAACATCCGTTCGCGATCCGCTTTCGTCGCACCATCCGGAACAGGTGTCATTAGAGGTATAATTGCTCTAGCCATCGTTATTACTCCGATTTGATGTGTTGAACGATTACCAATACTTCCCTAACCCCACGCAAATCCTCTTCGTATTCTTCGCAGTGTTTAGTAAAATATTCCGTCACTCCAAGTAAACTATCGTTTTCGTGTGTAACATACTGGGTAGTTTCCACGGTTTCAACGCCTCCTCCTTTAACGTCGTTATGTTGATCTGTTCTCACCTCAAAAACTTTCATCATCATTACTCTCGTTTCGTTAGTTGGTAAGTGAAGCCTATACCTATAATGACCAACCGTCAATAGGTTACGATCGTAATTATGATATACTTCAAACCACCCTCACCGACGGAATTGTAAAACTGTGGCTATAACCAATAAACCGACCGCTAATACATCGCAGCAACTCACCGAGCAAATGCTTGAAGAGTTTGCGGATCCGAATAAAAAGGCGAAAGGCGTCAAACTGTCAGCGGGTACCGGTATCTCGTTTAACGCTGATTTACAACGTATCATTCGCGAGATAAAGAAGGACATCAACGAGCAACTTATGCCGTTATTGCGTGACCTCGCACCACAGTTTCAAACCGATGGATACACCCGTGATAATTGGGTAACGGATATTACCAGCATGTTAAGGCGTATTGTTGCGAAATGGACGTCACCGGAGTTTAGAGCGGTAGCCGGTCGAATATCGAATCAGTTTATAACCACAGCGGATAAGGTGAACCGTGATCGATTCGGAAAGGATATGCAACGTTTCGGTATAGACATTTTTGGTGACTCTCCGGAGCTCGTCGAATACGTGCAAGCGAGCCTTTTTGACACCACCCGGTTAATTACCAGCATTCCGGAACAGTACCTAACGCAAGTCGAATCAATCGTGATGACGAACATACGCGCGGGCGGGCGCCCGTCTGCCATCGCTAAGTCATTGCAAAAACAATTCAATATTACTGAGGGTAGAGCGAAGTTAATCGCCCGTGACCAGACCGCAAAGGTCAATGGTGATTTGGCGGCAAAGCGTCAACAGTCAAGCGGGTTCGAATACTTCCAGTGGATTGATAGCGATGATGAGCGTGTGCGGGATCGTCACGAGGACATCGCGAATAAGGTCACAGCATATGGTAAAGGTATCTACCGGTGGGATCACCCGCCATTAAGCTCTCAAGGGGTGCCAATTATTCCGGGGCAAGACTTCCAGTGTTTCACTGGTGATTCAAAGCTCAACATGTTTTACGGTGCGTGTAAATTTTTTAGGCATTGGTATAGCGGCGAATTGACCGCGCTCGTCACGAGTTCGGGTGAACGTATTATATCCACACCTAATCACCCTATACTCACTGATAAGGGGTATGTAGGCGCTCAATTCATTGATGTGGGTCATAACATAATTAAAGTTAAAAACCAGACTTTCAACACTTCGGATGGACACGCAAACAGTGGGGATTCCACATTTAGCGAAATGTTTGATGCGGTTAACTTGATCGGGTTTGTTGATGAATCGACAGGCGTTGTCGGTAGTGATTTCCACGGCGACATCACCAACGAGAAAATCGACGTTGTAGCTATCGATTGGGCATTGCCACACGTAGGGGATGTTATTGGTGTCCATCAATTCTTTGAACTCCTTTTCACCCGAACCAATGAGGTGGTCATACATTGTAGTGGTGCGAGCGAGCGCGACGTTAGCCTTATGATTAGCGGTATTACTTTTGCCCCTGACAGCATCGTGAGCGGCGCTTGTAAGCTTTTGTCTATCGTGAGCGCTGGTTTTACTCATCCTAGTGAACATGGCTTCGCTTCGATTGGGTTGCTGTATTCCAGCCTCGTTGATAACTCTAACAATAACGTTGCGAGCGATGTTAAGTTCTTTAGCGATTGCTTTAACGCTGAAATTCCTATCGAGAAACGGCTTAACTTGATTAAACGTTATGTCACTGCGATTGTGCGCCGTTACTTTGGGTTTGGGTATCTTGAAGCCCCTAACGCGGAGTGCTTTACTGAGGTTGTCGGGATTACACCCGAGAGTGGTTGCGGTACTTTTGAGAGTTTCCCCGTTAGTTATGAGAGTGATTGCGTTGTTGAGAAAAGTGTCAGTAAATTTGAGGGCCATGTGTATAACCTTGAAATGGAGAATGGGTTATATGTAACACAAAATATAGCCGTAAGCAATTGTCGATGTATTGCCCGCCCGGTTCTAACTTCTGAGGTAGAAGAGAACCAGAAGGCGGGACGGGTTAGAAAGGGTGTTAAGCGCTAATCGCTAAGGTCAATTAGCGATGCCACTTTGGCAGGTGCTAACGTTAGGTTGTTGAGCAGTGACCGTCTATATACTCGGTGACGATTAACTTGTTTGGTGTATTGCTTTACCTTACACGCTGCAATTTTAGCGGCTCGTTCTTCGGACGTTTGTTTCGCGTTAGTACGGGTGATGATCCGGCGTCGTAAACCTCGTGCGGGGGCTCGTAATACAGCGGTAGGTCTGGGCATTCCGAGATTAAACATATTGGATATACCTAGTGGTATTTGATTGCTACTCATAATTATTCGTCCTCGATAGTGATTGTGATGGTTTGTTTTGGAACCATTGGTAATTTTGATTTGTTGATGTAAACGGATTCGATAGCCGGGTCGTCTGACTTCTCACCGTATACACATTTGTTTTTCGTCGACTTGATAAGGTGTAGTGTTAGTTTCATGTGATCACGTATTGTTGGTTGCAAAGTTTGACAACTCACGAGCCATGTTAATAGCTTTATGACTTGTGTGGTCGGGTTTATCATTCAACTCTACGCTGTCTATTATCCTGAAAAACGCGTTGTATTCGCTTTTTGTCTCTAGTGTGATTGTTACAGGTTTATACTCTTTATCTTGTTGGATTATCATTGAAAAAAATCCTTATGATAAGGAACGAAGGTTGTCGTCACGTTGTAGGTGACAGTGGGGGTGGATTGCTCACAATGATATAACCATCCACCCGGTACCCGTGTCACAATGGTATTAACACTTATACTGATTTCGTCGTGTAAACCCATCGTGTAAAGGTCTAGTGTTGGTGGTGTTTCGTTAACCTCGTCAACCAACACACCACGAGCGGATAACCAATCGTTTTCAGAAATGTTACCATCTTCGCCAACACTCATTAACGATATTTCTTCAAGCAACCCGTGTGAACTACGAATGGTCACCCAATCCCAACCCTCAAGCGTGCACGCCCATTCCGCTTCTGTTTTAGGCCAGTTGGTCACATATTCAACCAGGGCGGTTAACGCTTTTTTTCTGCTAATGTTCATAGTTTCGCCCTTACAAAACAGTCTTTGGCTTCCAATAACTTGCGTAACCCGGCGCTCTTTTCGGGTCCATCGGGTAACGATTCATCATACGCGCGCGCGACCAAACAAATCGGTTCGCTTACTTGTTGAAGCTTTTCCGGTAGATGCTTGAATTCGAAAAACTTCATGATGGGGCTAACGTCACGTATACCATGATTGTCAAAGTCATCCTCATCAATGAGCGGCGATGGTGCGGATAACGGGCACCGATTCGGCACAGATATGACTTCAATCCAATCATCCTTAGTGATATCAAAATCACATTCGTATTGGGTATTGGTATCTATTGTGGTATCTCGTAGTACGATGAAATCGGTATTACCGAACCATTTCCAAGGGGACGGGGGTAGAGGGTTAAAGGGTATCTTTGCGATAGGCCACACGGTTACCGCATCGACACACCATTGTAGTGCTTGATCACGGTTTAACGTTGGTAGTCCTGGTTGTACCGTATCCATCACTCGCCATTCTTCATACTCACCGTGAGTAATACGTTCACAATGGCTTTGGAACACTATCGATTCTGATAACCCGTATAACTGTACCCAATTCCAATCATGTTCAC